CGCACCCGACGAGCAGCAGCAGGGCGAGGGGAGCAGCCTTCGTCAGGAGACGGCGTGCCCACTCCGACCACGTGAGCCCCGAGGCAGCGACCGCCCGGTCAACCGCCGCCCAAACTTCAGCCGGCGCCCGCAGCTGGCGCTGGGGCTGCTTGTTCTTGCCGGACGCACCCGAGCGCTTCCGCTTCGGCTCAGGCCGCGACACGGTAACCGGCTTCTTTCAGCGCCTCCATGAAGTCCTCAGCGCGGCGCGGGCTCAGGTACTCGAGCTTCCCGCGGCACGAGACCAGGACGCCGTGGAGATGCCCGAAGGTGAAAGTGACCGTCGCCGCCGTGTTCGTGTAGGTGATCGCGCTGTTCATGAGAGACAGCATGGACCCGCAGGTAGCTGCGCGCAAGGGGCAATCGCAGAAATCGACAATGGCGACGAGATTGCGGAATCAGTTGCCAGAGTCAGGGTTACACGCGCGCGCGGGCGCGAGGGGGTGGGAGGCCGCCAAGATTCCCTATCCGCCTAAAACTTGACATCACTGGGCACCCTCTCCCTTATCAATCCCTCCAGACGCGAGACCCTGAGTCGGCTTGCCGTGCTGGGCCAGCGCAGCAGTCATCAGGGCGCGGCCAAGCCAAAAGCAGCCAAACCAGAAGGTCGCCCACATGGCTACGCGCCGCAGAGTTCGCATCGTCATCCTGCCACCTTATCCACTCCGCGCCTTGACTTCCACTCTCGCACGACTTGAACGGCTTCCGAGACGGAACGCACGACGGCGACGTTGACGCCTTCCCTGGTCGCGCGCTGATGCCAGGCAACTTGAGAGGCTTCGAGCGCTCCGCCCTGAGTCTTGACTTCAAGCCAGCCGAGACCTGGTAGGCAAAGGTCGGGGGTGCCTGGTTCTGCGCAGTGCAGCGTGCCGCCTCTGACTCGGTGGATGCCGGCCTGCACTCGGATGACCCAGATTCCGAGCGTGGAGAGCGCGAGTCGGATGCTGCGAGATAGGTCGGTCTCAGATAGGTCGGTCTCGCTCATTCGTCCACCGGGCAGCAGCGAAGGGCGAGGCGTCCGAGGTCGGTGATGTAGCTCCGATCCACTACGCCAAACACTGGGTCGACCTCCTCCTGTTCGCGTGTCCTTCCAGTCGCAGCGAGCGCCGCGAGTGCGCCGAACATGGGAGACTCATCACCGACAGGAGGCAGGCGAGGAGCGTTTTCAGCCCGGCGTTGCAACAAGTATCGTTCCAACGGAGTCAGCCCGCGCATAGCCCCGCCTCCCTGAGCTTACGCCGCTGGTAGTAGCGCCGGTTCTGCACATGCTTGCGCCATTGCTTGTCGGTCCGCACCCGAGTCGGCTGTGCCGGCACTCCAGGTAGGCACGCCTCGCACTCGCAGTACCGCACGTGCATCAGACCGCCCTCTGGTAATCTCGAAACAAGTAGTCCCGAATGTCGATAGGCGATTCCGGCGCGTAGGAGCCCCCACAGCGAGCGCAACCGGTCCAAGGCCGCCTATGTGCCAAGTCGAAGCACTCGTCGCATATAGCCCCATCCTTGAGCGGCGGCGGGGACTTCGTGCGGTTGACCCTGTAGAGCTTGCTCGTCTCGCGGCTGGCGATGCGCATGCAGCCCTTGCAGCGCTTGGCCCAACCGTTGCGCCCTCGGGGGCACCGGTAGAAGTTGGCGTCCGTGAGCTCCAACGTCTCGCCGTGGCAGTCGCGATGGGTCTCGGGTGGTGACTTGGGGCGACCTGTCCTGGCCATCAGTTCACCGCCAACTTCCGCTGCGACTGGCAGCTCTTGCAGGTGCAGCGCGGCGGCGCGGCTACGGCGATGACGCCTGGTTCGAGCTCCCGCAGCTGGTCGTCGATTGCGGCCAGCTCGTCCTCGGTGGCGGCCTCGAGGGCGTTGTGATGCATCCGAAGCTCGGCCATCGCCTGCCAGAGAGCAGCGGTCGCCTCGTCGGCTTTGACCGCGTAGCGCAGGCAGCACCACGCGAGCCACAGGGTCACACAGGCTTGCACGACCATCAGCCAAGGCATCAGCGGCGCTCCTGCCAGGCGTTGTGCTCGTCGAGCCACTTCGCGTCGGCTTAGGCGATGCCGTACTGCCTGCGCACCAGCTGGGCGAACCGGTCGCGATGCGCCGCAACCTGGTCCCGCGTGAGTTCGCTGCCTGTCCGATCGAAATAATCCATCTTGTGTGCCTCCAATCGTTCGAGAAACTCCTGCCATGCGTGAAAAACGAGGGCGTTCTTGCGGTCCCACTCGGCGCGCGCTGCGGTGTCGCGCTCCGGGACGGTGGCCACGTCGAACGCGCTGTAGTCGTCGGGGAACTGCGCCGTGCCGCCCGCCCCGAAGTCATTGCGCCGGTCCTCCCTGCGCCACTGCGGCTCGAGCTGGGCCCACAGCCGGTGCAGCCAGGCAGCCGTCCCGCGGTCGGCCACCGCCCGGAGCTTGTCCAGGCCGCGCAGCTTGGTAGCGTCCGCCGCGGGGTCGAACGGGAATTCGCGCTCGGTGGTCACTTCGCACCTCCGACGAACTCGAGGTACTTCCGCGAGGCCTGCAGGGCGCGGCGCGCGTCGTGGTCAACGTTGGGGCTGACCTCTTGCGGCCTACCGTTGCGGAATGGCGCTGGCGCTGCTGTGCGGGGAGACTCGGCGGCGTTGCGTATCCACGTTCGCGCCGTGGCCTGCCAATCCGACTTCGGGTCCTTGAACTCCCAGTCCCGAAACTTCGGGCCTTCGACCAGCCAGTTTACCCGGAGCTCGGCGCAGAGTTTTTTTCCGGTTTCGTCCAGCTCGAAGCCGTCGGGACAGCGACGCATTCGGCGCTTCGGGGCACGCGCGGGAGACGGTTCAGATCCTTTAGAAGAGAGCTGAAAAGAAGAAGAATCTGCAGGAGAATCAGACTTAAACCCAGATTCCGAATCAGGAGAGGGAGATGCAAGAGGGGGAACCAAACCAGCGTTTGCTAGGCTGGCAAAGTCGGTGTTTGCTAGGCCAGTTGCTAGGGTTTTGCTATCGTGTTTGCTAGGCAGTTTGCTAGGCAGTTTGCTAGCTTTTGCTAGACCCCCTTGGCGCCCTGCCCGAGCGCGCTTCGATGATAGCGATTCCTCAGGCTCCCTTTCTGGCACAAGCCACTCGTCTCCGGCAATGCCCCACAGTGCGACGCGAGTAAGTTCGTCCGCGGCGCGCTTGTTGCTGCCCCAGCTCTTGACCATGGCGAGCGAGACGATCCGCTCACCGCTGGACTCGCACCAAAACCCAGCGCGGTACCACAGCGCTTTCGCGGGCTCGCTGAGAGACATGAATACGCGCCCGGATAGCTCCGACTCTGTCGGTTCAAAACCCATACTCTGACTCCTCCTCGAGCGACCAACCCATGCGGAACTCGAACTGCTTCAGCGTCTCGCCTTCCGGCGCTGTCCCGTAATCGCTCATTGCCTCGTGACCTCCTCTTCAGCCCCAAACCGCTCGAGCAGCTCCGCCGTCGTGACTGCGAACCACTGGTCCTTCCGGCGCTGCCGCTCAGCCGAGTCAGCCAAGGACATGACGGTCGTGTGGTGGCGCGCGCCGAGCACGACGCCGACTTCGGGGAAGCTCAGCCGAGTGCAGCGGCGCGCCAGCAGACAGACCAGCATCCGCGCTTCGGCGATTGACTTGGTGCGTTGCCGACCAATGATATCGGCAGGCTCGATGGCGAATACGGCGGCAACAGCACTGATGATTTCGGACAGCGCGTTCGGACGCGGCAGTGTCTGGATGAGCGGATGTGAAAGCTCAGACATGGGATGACCTCGCAAGGGAGACGAGCCAATCGGCGAAAGCAGGCGGAGTGAGAGACGCCTCGCGCTTGCTCAGGGTCGGTTTGATGCGATCGAACCAGCCGCACTGGTGCGTGCCGGAAGCGCGCCTCCAGTTCGGCTCAGTCGGCAGAGTCGAGCCGCTGTAGAAAAGCCAGGTACGCTTGCGCGCCTTGTGCCCATAGGCGCTCTGCCAAACCTCGCAGGCCCAGCCGTCGCCGCACGCATACCAGCCTGGCTTCTTGGCAGGCGGAGGCGGGAGAGCGAACTTCTTCCAGGCGTGGCTGCCTGCTGGGTGCTCAAGCACCCCCCCGAATCGGAGGACGCAATCAAGCGCGGCCGCGAAGCAGCCCATGTCATTGCCAGGCCGGTTGTGGGCGCCCCCGTAGCGCTTGTAGTTCAGCGCCGCGAAGTTGACCCAGAGCTGACAAGGCGGGTGCGCGACGACCGGATGAGGACCGTCGTACAAGCGCGCATCCCGCTTCTCGTCCCAGCAGTCGACGCCCGGCATTGACGGATAGGGCCCCTCTGGGTCGACGTAGAGGGCGGCTACCGTTCGAAGCTCAGACATCAGCGGAGCTCCTTCAGGATTCGGGACCGACGCAGTTTCTTGAGGGCGCTCGCCTCGAGCTGAAGCACGCGCTGCCGGCTCACCCCGAGCGCAGCCGCCACCTCCTCGACCGTGCGGACAGCTCCGCGCGCAGGCTGGCGACCCTCGCCGTCATGGTTTCGGGTCCGTTGTGGCTGTGTGGCGCCAATGTGGTCGCGTGTCGGATGTCCAGTATTTTTGGGTAAATAAAAAGGGGCGGTCACTTGGGCGCCGCCTCTCCGCTGGAGGGCGGGAATGCAATCGCGCTCAGCCGCGAGTAATCCCTTAGCGCACGCGTGATTTCGTCGTGCTTCGCTAGCCACGCCTCACGACCAGCGTTCGTCTTGGTGTCGATGCTGTCGGCCTCCAGCTCGAGCCGCTTTCGCTTGTCGCTATTCTCTTGCAGCAAGCGCCTCGCGGCTTCGATTTCAGCCGCCGTGCGAATCAGACCCCAAGCCTTTTTGCCATCCGTGAAGTGGCGATTGAGCGCCGCCTCGTAGTCGCAGTCCTGGATCGCGATCTTCAAGACAGCACCCCCGCAGCTTTCGCGGTCGACAAACCCCGCAAATCCGCGTTTGCGATTCTACTGGTTAAAGGTCGGTCAAAGTAGGAGTCACACCCGCCGTTTCGAGTAACGAATCCAGCATGATTCCTGCCGCTTCGTTGTCGATTGGTATCCTGGATTGAAAATCCACGTGTCGTCAGTTCAATTCTGACCCTGGACACCACGATTCGGCCTGTTTTAAGGGGATTCGGTGACGAGGCGTCGTCCAGGCGTTCCACGCAATCGCCTCCCGTAGCTCCCGAATGGTTCAAAACTGGTAAAAGTTTGGGGCTCATTGGGCCTCGGTTTTCACGGGCTTCTTCGGTGATCGCTTCGTCTTCTCGGGCTGCGACGTGCGTTCGCGCATCAGCTCCCCGAGTGCATCAAAGGGCAGCTGCCCGTAAACCAGTTCCACCATTCGTGCGTCGCGATGGCCGAGCATCTTTCCGATGAGATGCGGCTCGACGCCCATGGCTCGGAGGATGTTGCCGTGCGAGCGCCGGAGGTCGCGCGGTGACACGCGGGGCACCCCCGCCTTCTTGCAGGCGACGGTCATGTCCCGACGGACGTTGCCCCAGGGTTCGAAGGGGGCACCAGCGGCAGCAAGCTCAGCCATCCGAGCAAACGGCCTGAGGACCGGGATCGTACGCCATCGGTGACGGTTCTTGGAGCCGCGTACCAGGATGGACGGTGCCTTGTCGGCGAGCTTGAAGTCGGCGCGCTCGGCCAGCCACACGCTCTTGAGGTCGGCGCCAGTGGCCACGATGAAGGCGCACACCGCGGCGCGCTTGGGGCTCAGGGCGCGGATGAGTGACGCGGCCTGCTCCAAGGTAAGAGCACGGGTGCCGGGCGTGTACTTGATCTTGAAGTTGTGCGGCATCACCGCGTCGAGGCTGCGGTGGTACTTGCCCTGGCGAGCCGCCAGCCGGAGAGCGCCACGAAGGGTGGATAGCTCCTTGCCCTGCGTTGACAGCTCGGCGCCTTCCTGGTCCCGCTTCAGCAGGTAGCGGTCGACCGCCTTGGCGTCGATTTCGACCAGCAGCGTCTCGTCTCCGAGCACGCGCACCAGGTGGCCCAAGTGGAAGCCGTACATCTTCAGCGTTCCCTCGGCCTTTCGGCGCTGTCGCTGCTGGGCGACGAACTCCTGGAGGGCTTCTGTGAGCGTGGCTTCGTGCGCGGCTGCGTATGTCGGATCGGCTGCGCGCCGCTCGATGTTGGCGGCTGCGAGCTTCGCGACTTCCCGGTCCTTCGTTTTGAGCGAACGGCGCTTCCCTCGAAACTGGAAGTAGTAGGTGCCGTTTTCGTGTCGGTAGACTCGTGCCATGGTTGAATCGTGTGGGCTGCGCGCCACTTCTCGAAGTTGCTGCGGGTGACTCGAACGGTGTTGCCGTGAACAATCCGCGGCATCTCACGCATGACCTCGTAAGCCTTGGACAGGCTGTAGTTCATCGCGTCGGCGATATCCTCGGCGAGCATGGTCTCGCTAGGCTTGGTCAGGCGGCCCCCTTGCTCTGATCGCTGGCGATGAGCACGGTGCGTGGAGCCATGTCTTCGCCCGTTACCAGCCACTCAACCGAACAGCCGAGCGCGCGAGCGATGCGCACTGCGCTATCAGCCGTCAGCCCGACTCGCTCTGATGATTCGATTCGTGAAAGCGCGGGCTGCAAGATGCCCGCCGCGCGAGCCAGCGCATTCTGCGACAGCTTCAGCGCCTTCCTTCGCGCAACGCATCTCTCGCCGAAGCCAGAAAACTGCTCGCTTGGCCCACGCCGAACGCGCTCGGCAAAGGGAATGGTGCTGTTCAGCAATTGGCCTGCGCCATGAAGATTGGCAATCCACCGCTGCTCAGCGAGAAGCGCGGATGTCTCATCCGGAAAGGAGCCAAGGATTCGCAGCTCAGGTGCGCCAATGGCAGCGATCCAGTCCCGCACTGCCGGTGCGCCGGACCGAGAAGCGTGCGACGTGAGGCGCCTTGCCGGGTTCGAGCTCTTGCCGACGTAGCGAATCACGTCGCTGCCTGGAGCGAGCAGCGCGTAAACGTAGACGGTCATCGGCGCGACCCTTTCTTGAGGAGATACGCAACGGAGTCGTGCTCGTGAACGCAGAGCTGCCGCCGGAACTCGTCACTCAGCTGGGGACACGCGAGCACGCGCTCAACCGAGATCGCGTGTATGCAGTTGACCCACCCGAACAGAGCTCGCTCCGAAATGCCGAGCCATTTCGCGGCACGTGCGTTAGTCGCGCCCTGAACGGAGATCGCGCGCAAAAGCGCAACGGCAATAAGTTGCCGATGTTTCGACACGCGAGCGTCACGTACACTGGCCGAGTGTGGCGCTTTTGGGCTACGTTTCGTGGTCATGTCCGACCCCCGCAAAAGGCTGAACCGCAACGGCGTCGTCCTTTTTCCGATGATCGGCGTGCGGCCCCCAGGAGTCGGGGGGTACCTTTCCGCCAGTCCAAGTGGCAATGTCGACTCGGACAGCGGGCGACGGAGCTGCCTGCCTGGTCAGCCAGTAGTACAAGGCGGTACGAGTGACGTTGAGCGCCTTGGCGCACTGCCCTCGCGTCACCTCGTGGTCCTTCAGAAAGTCGGACAGCAGGTCAGGCCCATCGCCGACCTCGGGTTGGATATCGTCCATTGTCGTGACATGTTAATGAACCTGAACCGACCTGCAAGCGAAATCGCCACTTCAGTTCATTCTGGTGAACGATATGCTGATGGCATGGCAGTCCCGGACGACGACCGGGGGGAAGCTCTCGCCTGGTACTTTCGCCTTCTAGTGCGACAGGAACTGGAGAAGGGCATGACACGCGCACAACTGTGCCAGCGCTTGGGGATCGAGAAGGGGCATCTCTCGCAGATCGAAAACGGCAAGCTCGGAATAGGGGTTCCGAAGCTCGTCCAATTCGCTTCCGCTTTCGGCGTGATGCCAGGGGAGCTGCTCGATCGCGCGCTCAGCTGGTGGGAGAAGTTCGGCCGCAAGGAACGAGCTCGAGTCCTTGCCGAGCGCGCCGAGAAGGCCGCCGCCAAGGCCAACGAGTCCGGCGAGCACCCCAGCCAAGCCCCCATCAAAGCCGCCCGCTGAAAAGAATCGACAGCCCAAGTACGATTTCCCATTGCATGGGAGTTCAGGTTCATTAACATGTACCTCAGCCATGCAAACCAGACTGACGATCGAAGTCATCGCCATTCGCGCGGTGCTCGAACTCCCCGAATCCCCCTCGCCCGAGGCCTCTGAGCGCGCGGACGAGTTCACTGCCGACATCATCCGGGCCTTCCGCCCGCTCGCCAAGTGCCCGGCGCTGCCGGCCCCTCGCAAGACGGGGACGCGATGAGTCGCGCGGTGGCGCTACCGACGAGCCTCTCCAGCCTACTGGAGCTCGCCGTCAACGACGCAAAGAAGTGCGAGGCGCTCCCCGAGCGCTACCGGCTCAACATGGGGGAATGGGTCGTACGCCCGAAGAATCAACCCGAGGTGTGCGAAGTCTGCATGGCCGGCGCAGTCATGACCCAATCTCTCGGGTTCGAGGCGTCGATTGAGCGGCTCGACCCGGCAAAGGTCGGCTCTGACGCGGTGAAGAGCGCGATGTGGGCAATCGACTCAATGCGCACAGGCGAGTTTCGGTGCGCGCTGGACGACCTCGACCTCCGTCTCGATGAGACACCGGAGCAGCTCGCTGCGCTGATTCGATGCGAGAACCTCGTGGAGGCTGACCGCAGCGCAGACATTGATGATGAGGATGACGACGGTGAGCTCAAGGACCGCGCCGAGTGGTCCACATACCTGCAATGCGCCGCAATCCTACGCGAGGTCGGCCTGTGATCTGGCTCCATCACCCCTACGTCGAGGCTCGCTGCGAGTCGTGCGGCACCGTCGTCGAGTGCGATGGCGAGCTCGATACCGTCGACCCTGACGAGCAGGTGTGCAGCGGCTGCTTCGCCGAGTCGCAGGCTGCGGCGCAGGAAGAGGCTGTGCGCGAGTTCCGGTGGATGTCTCGCGATTACCTCCGCTGTGGCTCCTGCAAGGGGACCGGCATCTACCGCGATGAGCATTGCTACTGCCGCAAGGGGAAGGCCTTGCACGACGCTGAGGCGGCGCGGTTCGCGTTCGTTCGCCATCTGCCAGCGCTCGCAGTGACGTCACCTCGACACATGACCGAAAGCGGGATCGACCCGCAGCAAAGGATTGCGAAGTAATGGGACAATCAACAGACGCGATTCTGGTTTACGGAGTGGACCTAGGAGAAGAGTTGCCGGACTCGCTATCCTTTGACGAGGACAGCCACGACGAGAAGAGCAACCCTGTTGGGTATGCGTTCTGGATGGGGAAAGCAGTGGACGGGGTCGAGCTGGTCAGTCACTGCTCAGACCGCTGCCCCATGTACATCCTAGCCGCCGCCGCGAGCGAGACCCGCGCGTGGCGGGGAGACCCGAAGCTAATCACCGAGCTGAAGGTCGACCCTGCCTGGGACGCGGCGCTCGACGCATTCGCCGATGCAAACGGCATTGAACTCCCGAAGCGGCCCGGGTGGCTGCTCGCGTCGTGGTGGTCATGATGACGCTCGAAGAAGAGGGCCCCTGTATCCACCATCGCTCTGCGTTCGACACGCTGCCGTGCCCGCCGCCAGCTCCGGAGGATGACGGCTACCTGTCGAATGTGGTGCTCGCGTTCCCGGGTGGCCAGACGCCGCTACCGAGGCCGACGAAGGCGCAGCTGCAAGACTCGGCGCTTGCCTGGCTGGCACTCGCGCAGACGCAGCTGGGAAGCGTGCGCTACTGGGCTGAGCAAGGTGACCGCACCTTCGAGACGATGAAGTCGCTTCAGGTGCTGGCGTCGCAAATCGAGCATGTGCGCCGTGCGCTGACTGACTCGGAGTTGGTGAAATGAGCATGGATCGCGTGCTGGTGCGCGTCGAGCGCGAGCGCCAGCGACAAGAAGCGCTGAGGGTCGCTGGCAAGTTCGCCTTCACATGCGCGGACGCTGGCATGACCAATGCGGAGCGCTTCATGGTGCTCGCCGAAGAGTTCGGAGAGGTCGCCCATGAGCTGAACGAAGGTATCGGTGACGGGCGCAGCGTATCGCTTGAGCGCCTGCGTACGGAGCTCGTGCAGGTCGCCGCTGTGTGCGTGGCTTGGTGCGAGGCCATCGACGGCGGGAGGGCGGAGCGGTGACCTGCTGCCAACATTCTCAGTACAGCTTCGTCTTGCTCAACGGCATCTACGCGCGCTGCCAGCGTTGCGGGCATGAGTTCATGGTCATACTCGGCGGCCCTGACCGACGCGGGTACTGCGAGGCTGATGGCTTGCAGAACGATGTGCCTGGAGTGGAGGCGCGGCAATGAATGCGAAGCTGGAAACCAAACAGCAGGTCCTGCTCATCGACCTGGGCAGCCTGTTCTGGCCGGCGTGGTTCTCGTCGATCAAGGACGAGCTGAGCGCCGCTCACGATCGCTCGGTCAGCGTGGTCCGACGCATGCGCGAGACCTACCCGGGCGCGCTGGTCGCGGTGTGCTGTGACTCCCCGTCTAACTTTCGCAAAGAGCTGGAGCCGAGCTACAAGGCGAACCGCCCGCCGCGCGACTCCGCCGCTTTCGAGCAGTTGCGGCTGGTGAAGGAGACGCTCGCGAAAGACGGACTGCTCGTCTGGGAGGCGGACGGCTTCGAGGCGGACGACGTGCTTGCGACGGCTTGCCGAGCCGCCGTGAAAGCTGGTCATGAGGTGGTGGTCGCCAGCGCCGACAAGGACCTGACGCAGCTAGTCGAGCATGGCGTCTCCTGGGTGAGCCCCAAGACTGGCGAGCTGCTGACGCGCGACGGCGTGCGGGCGAAGTTCGGCGTGTGGCCCGAGCAGATGCGCGACTACCTCGCGATGTGCGGCGACTCCAGCGACAACGTGCGCGGTGTGCAAGGCGTCGGGCCGAAGGGAGCGGTCAAGCTACTCGAGGAATACGTCACCCTCGAACAGGTGATGGCGGAGGTCGTGAAGCCGCGCGCGAAGCCGGTGGCGACGCTGAACATTGACGCGAAGCTGAAGGAGTCGCTCGCGTGGATGGCGACGACGGTCAAGCTCGTGTCGCTCCGCTACGACGTGCCGATTAGCTGGGAAGAGATTTACGAGAAGCGCGAAGTGAAACCGCTCACCAAGGAAGCCGCTATGCCAGAGATGACTGATGCCGAATACGAGTCGGCCGAACGAGAGATGATTGCCGATGGGCACGCGACCGACGCCGCCGTCGCCGATGCTGAGCCTAAGGCGCAGCTGGTCCGGCGAGAGGCTGAGCCGGCGCGGAGCGTGGCTATGGCCGTCGTCGCGCCTCCCAGCTGGGAGCTCGCGCTGGAGCCAACGACGCTCAAGCTCGCCTATACGCTTGCGCAGGACCTGTTTAACTCGCGGCTCTACTCGCGCTTTCCGTCTGCCGAAGCCATCTTCGCAGTCATCATCCGCGGTCGAGAGATGGGGCTCGGCGCGCTGACCTCGCTCGACCTGTTCCACATCGTGGAGGGCAAGCCGGCGCCGCACGCGCACTTCATCATTGCTCGCGCGAAGGCCTCCCCTGAGTGCGAGTACCTGGAATACATCGGCGGGGACTCGACCTATGCCGAGTGGGAAGGGCAGAGCAAGCGCGGTGCTGCGCTCGGGCGTCAGCCAGTGAAGCTCCGCTACACCATCGAGCAGGCGAGGAAAGCCAACGTCGTCAAGCAGGGCAGCAACTGGGAAAAGCGGCCCGACGAAATGTTGAGGAAGACTGCGGGCGTCCAGCTCGCTCGCGTGATCGCGCCTGGTGCGACAATGGGTCTCTATTCGCAAGAGGAGCTGGCAGGTTGATGTCTGCCGACCCTGCCATCAGCGAGCTCACCGAAGCCGCCCACTGCGTGCTGGCTTGGATAGACCGGTCTGTCGACACCGGGCGACTGGCGGCGGAGCGGCTGGAGAGGGCGCTGGCGGGGGTGAAGGAGAGCGCCTCCGGGTGGCATCCGGTAAGCGAGCTGCCGCCTGACGAACGCTGCGTACTTGTGGCTGGCGACGGCTTCATTGGTGTCGCTTTTCGCATGGGAGACGACTGGTTCGAGGCGATAGGCGACACCTCGGACGGTGAGCGCCCATTCCCCGAGTTGGTGGAGCATTGGCACGAGTTGCCGGAGGACCCGCCCAATGTCTGACTGCGAATACCCCCACTACTTCAAGGACGTGCGCCACCTCGAACGCATCGACGTCTACCGCGTGCTGCGGCTATTCGGCGTGACGGACCCGTGCCTTCAGCATGCAGCGAAGAAGCTGCTGTGCTCGGGAGGGCGGGGCAGCAAGACGGCTGACCAGGACATCGAGGAGGCGATTGAGACGCTGCTTCGGTGGCGGGCGATGCAGCAGGAAGACAAAAAGAAAGAAGACCCCAATGTCTAACCAATCCCAACCCGCCATCCTCCCCGCAACTCTGCCCGCAGGAACCCGCACCCGATACGGCAACGAGGCCACGAGTGAGCTCACGCTGCTCGCCGCAAGCGAGAGATACTGTGGTCACTTCACTGGTTTCTCTGGGCCGGTGACATTTGGCGTCGCCGTGATCGACTGGGACCTGGTTGCGGTACAGGCTGCTGTGCCGGCTGAGAAGGACAGGCCGATTCAGGCTGGCGACTGGGTGGAGGTGACCAGTGGCAATGACTCGTTGCCACTCAGCAGCAGGCACGCGGTGCGCGCGTCGTGGGAAGACCAGTACGGTGACAAGTACTTGGATCTTGACGGCTTCGGCTTAGGCGGATGGGACCTGGACCGCTTCAGGCGCGTCGACGGCCCGCATCCTCAATCGGCGGATGAGCCGACCACCGCGAGTTGCCCCGAGTGCCAAAAAATTGGATTCGGGCACTACCCTGGGTGCTCACGGCAACCGCTGGTCGACCCCTACACCGAGCACCGGGTGAACGTCGACGAGCGCGCGGACACGTGGGTCTACACGACAGGCTACGCGAGCGCCCGCCTCGAAGCCTGGTCACGCGCCGAGAAGCCGCGGGTCAGGAACACCGCCGACCAGCGCGAGTTTCGGAAGGCGCACCCCTGGCAAGAATTCGACGAGTCGGAGAGCCGATGAAACCGCAATACGAGCCGAAAACAATCACGCAAGCGCTCGGGTACCTCGTAGAGGAAGCCGGCGAAGTGCAAGCGGCGGTCGGCAAATCGATTCGCTGGGGCCTGGACAGCGTAAATCCCGAGCTTCCTCCTGCCGAGCAAGAGGCAAACGGGTACTGGATTCTGCGAGAGCTGCGTGACCTGGAAGGCGCGATCAAGCGTGCCCGTCGGTTCTTGGCGGACGAGGAATTCGGCGAGATGCCCGATATCGACCATGCGCTGGCTACGCTTTGGGGCTGCTTGCGCTCGGGAAATGTAGACGGCGGAGGCGCGGCTCTGCGGCTGCTGGAAACTGCGCTGCGGGAAGAAGGCCTCTGTGACTGACCCCACAACCCCCGCCCAAGTCGACCTGCTGGAATCGGCTGAGGCTGCTCTGGAAACGCTGTGCGACCTGATGCCGACTTGGCGCATCAAGTCTCAGAACGCGCGCGGTCGCGTGGCAATCAAGGCCATCAGGGATGCGCTAGCCGAGTTGCGGGCGCATCGGTGGATTCCGTGCAGTGAGAGGATGCCGGAGCCAGAGCGCCGCGTCACCGTGTTTGGTCTGCGTCACGAGGATGAAGAGCCGGTAGCGTTCGAGGCCTTTCATATGCCGAATTTCGCCATCACGCATCGCTGGCAATTCCGCGGCGGTCAGTACTGCCACGAAAGCGCGGTCACCCACTGGATGCCGCTCCCCGCCCCACCCGCAGTGAAGGAGCCGACATGAAACGCCGCATCATCCGAGCCCAGCGCGCTGACCGCCCATTCGAGGGATGTGTCACGAGGTGGTGGGTAATCTTGGAGTGTCGCCATGCTCGCCACGTGCTCGCCAGCAGTATTGGCGGGTTCTTGGAATGCCGTGAGTGCGAACCGAAGGGGCCGAGGTGATGGTCTGCCGAAACGCTGAGCGATACTGCACGCAACACGACCACCTGTGGAACGGCGCGAACACGGAGTGCCTGCGCTGCGGCACCAAGCGAGACGGGGCCGACTCAACCAAGCCCGGAGCAGGTGCGGTGACGAGTGAACATCGAGAAGCCGCGGCTGTGGCCTGGTACCACCCCTACGGGTGGAAGCACATGCAGGTCATCATGTGGATTAACAGCGGCCTCCCCAATGCCGGAATCGCGCCAAGCCTCATACTGTCGGCCCAAGCCATCGCAGAAGCCGAGCTCCGCGGCCAACGCACGCGCGACGCGGAGGTGGATGGGCTACAGCGCGAACTGGCGGAGTTGCGGTCCCAAGCCAACGAGTACGGTGCGCACCCGGGCGACATCGCAGGCAAGGGAGCCGTAGCCGATGAGCAGCTGGCTGACGACTTGCGCTGCGTGCTGTGTGACCTGAAGATACTGCAGCAGCACCGCGCCGAAGCCTGCGCCGACTATGACCTGAGCGTGATGGCCCTGCAGTCGCTCGACCGCATCACCGCAGCCCTGGCTCGAGGTGGCAAATGACCGAGACGGTGGACCCCGGTAGCTTCTGTCCCGACTGCGGGCTTTACGACTGCAGGACGAAGAGCCTCGCCGATGAGGTGGCCCGACTCCGCGCCGAGCTCGCCACCCTTCGCGAGCGGGAGCAGCTGGAGGCGGCGGTGGTTGAGGCTGCAATCAAGCTGGCTCTCAAGGCTCAAAGCAACGACGCGGACGACGAGGACATCGGAGACGAGCTGGACGCGCAATCGCTAGCCGTCGACGCCCTCCTCGCTCATCGACAGAGGAACAACGATGGAAACGCCTGAAGATTTTTGGCAGCGACTCGACCGAGAAATAGAGCAAGGCGAAGATGGTGGCGTCTATCTTGGTGGCCATGCTGCGGAGCTAATCGAAGCCCGCGACGACGCCGTGGCGCTGGTTGCTCGGGCTGAAGTCATCTCCGAACTGGAGCGAGTAGCCGAGTCGTCTCGGTGGAACGACGACCGCAACATGCTGACCGGCATCTGCAAGATGCTGCGCGCCAAGTTTGCATTGGAGACCCCATGACCATCCCCGACCCCCTCGCCACCCACATCTACACCGGCGGCCTCCCTCGTGTCTGCGAGGAGCTTGCGAAGCTGATGCGGGCCTGCGCGCGAGTCTGCGAGGTCACCGGATGCGACGGTAGCGATGGATACCAGTTGCCGAAGCTGGAACAGGCGCCAGGATGGCTGCATCGCAGCGTCGAGGGCATCGAATCGGAGTCGCGCAAGTGGCCAGCCTGGAAGCGCGATGCGGCAAGCGCGGACCCACACCTGGGCATTCCCGATCCTCACCCAGCGCCAACACCGTCACCCGGTGAGGACAAGCCAATGCGCGAGTGCACCGATGGCGCCTACTCCGCAGCGATTCGACTTGAACGCGAGCGCGATGCCGCACGGGAGGAGCTGGAGCGGGTCACGGCGGAGAATGCGAGGCTGACGAGCGAACTTGCTGAAGCTATGCGCATGGGCAAGCAGCTTGGTGAGAGCTCGGGGGCCATCATCATCAACCTGTCCGCCAAGCTCACCGAATCCGAACGCCTCGTGTCGGAGCTGCGGGCCGAGCTTGCAAAGCGGGAGGCGGTTGTGGAGACGAGGAGCCGACTGAAGGCGATGACGGAGCATGCCAGGTCCTTGCTGATGTGGGCTAATGAGCAGCCCGGCTCCTTACCTGCTTGCTGGACAGCGTTGACGTTCGAGGCGGGCGCAGCCGTCGCGCACCTCGCCGCCCTAGAGCAGCCCCAAGCTGGGCCGGCCATTGTGGAGATAGCGATCGTTCCTGGTGATTGGCCGAAGGCCGAGGTCGTGGCTCGTCGCGACTGCATCCCGTGTCTTTGCAAATCGGGTTCCGACCGGGTGATGGTTGGCGAGAAGCACGCGGAGCATTGTCCGATATCGAAACTACAAGCTGAGGAAGAGAGGGAGGCGTGAGCATACCGAACAGGGCGACGTTTCTGCCTGTCCCTCAGGTGTTCATTTTGAATCAGGTGTGCCTGCCGATCTCGCGCGCGTTCGGTGGGGTTTACTTGGTAGGCAGCTGTCTAGAGAGACGCGACTATCGCGACGTTGACGTGCGCTGCATCGTGAGCGACTCCGAATACCTGCGGATGTTTCCTGGCTGCTTTCCCGCGTGCGAGGCGCTTCATTCAACATGGTCGGTGTTGTGCGCAGCGGTCTCGGTCTACCTGCAAAAGCTGACTGGGCTGCCGGTTGATTTTCAGATTCAACAACAGACCGACGCGAATACTAAATACGGCAACGCGAGGCGCCACCCGATCGGAATGTTTCCAAACTTCGAGACCCACGTCAGCGACCCGCCGGTCAGTGAGGGGGAGGGGTGATGCTTCAGTGGTCAGTCTCGGCCGTGACGCGGGCGAAGCACTCTTCGCGCCCTGGCCCTGGCGCCATCGGCCGGCAGAGGTCCAGCTTCACGTCGAGCGCAGAACGAGCAGGGGGCGGCGTGGTCACGGGGATGCTGGGCTTGGTGAGCTGCTGACCGCCCAGTATGCCGCCCACGGTGACGACCGCAGTCGTGGCCAGCGCGATAATCTGCTTCACGAGCTGATGGGTTCCGGTGGCCTCGATGTTCTCCAGCTTGTCGATGATTTTCGCGTCGGCCAGTTTGCCCTCTTGCGCCAGACCTTCGAGCCCGCCCAAGCGCTTGTCGTGCTCGTGCAGAATCTCGTAGACGTCGGGAGCCTGCGGTTCCCGGTCCGGCTTGGACGGGTGCCGCCTTGGAATGCCTGGAAGCTCGCGGGTCATTTGGTAAGGCTCGCGATCACGAACACCAGCGACGACAGCGATACCGCGAGGGCGAGCGCGGCGACCACGTAGGGGCCCCAGGACTGGCGCATCCACAGCGCCGTCTTTGCCTTCTCGTGCGCCCTGAAAGCAAGGTTCAGCGCGGAGTCGGTTCGCTTCTCGACGGTGGCGAGCGTCGACTTGATATCGTTTATCCCTTCGAGAATCAGGCCGATGGTGGTCTGCTTCCTGACTGGCGTGACTGCGTTGGGGTCGCTCATGACTTGTTCTCGTCCTCTGGGAATCTCCAGGGGACACCTCGCCACTCGGACAGCGTTCGACGAGCTTCAGCCTGAAGGTTGTGAATAGTGTCGCCAACCGGGTCAGGATGCCCCGGCCAGTAAAGTTGCGCCGGGTCGAGCTTCCGAAGCGCGACGGTTTGCGCATTGTGCAGGCACACCAGGTTCGCGGCGTTGCGCGGCACGATGCCTGGGTTGCCTTCGGTCTTGATGGCGGCGCACTTCGCGGCGTTTTCCCAGTCGCCCTTTAGCAGAAACGCGGTGCAGTTCTTGAAGATGCCGACCCATCCAGGCCCGACCGCCCACGCCATCGAACTGGCGAACAGTTGCGCGTCGGCTGGCCAGGAGTCCCAGTCGGGCAGGTGCTTGCGCATGTAGGATTCGTTCGCCAGCAGCTTGGAGCGGACGAGCGTGTCCACGCCTTCGTCGGTCAGCCGAATCTTGGTGACAGGACGTGCGTAGTTGAAATGCAGCTTGCTGAGCCGAGTTTGGGCCTTCAGGTTGTTCCAGTCGGCGATCACTTGCTCCGGGGTCGCCCTGTCCGTCGTGCCCTCCAGGACCCACGGCAACTCCAGCGCGGAGCTCACCGGGTCAATGAGGTTGCCGATTCCGACCGTCACCAGTCCCTTCACGTCGAGGTAAGGCCAATGCACCAAGCCCTCGAAGCGCACGCTGAACTCGCGGAACCGGTCGACAACGGACTGGCGCATCAGGGCCTTGGCTTCCCGGCATGAATCAGCGCCTCGGCCGCCGCTTCCGCCGCGAGGTCCCCGGCATCGGCGGCCGCGTTAACTTTTGCGCGCGCGATTGAGATCGTCACGTCGGGCGCCTGCGCGATGGTCTCTAGCAGGTCGACCAGCGGCGCCACGAAGATGCGCGGCAGCCCGAGCGCATGGGCGGCGGTCGCGACAGCAGTCTCTAATAGCGGCATGACGCTTCCTTCATGCGCACTGTGTGGCGGGCTTTGATGCTTTCGAAATCGGGGCAGGCGGCGAGGCTTCCGGCGTCCGCGCAACCGGCGACCAGTTCGGCAACGTAGCGAGCCTCTAGCGCTTCTCGCTGGGTACATGGTGGGAGCGGCGCTGGGCAGCCCACAACCAGGCTAGCGAGACCACAAGCCAGAAGCGCGGCCACTTGACGGGCGGCATTCACGACGGCTCCTTGTCCAGCGCAGACGCGACCTTATTGACGGCGTTGCCGTCCTTGAACACCTTCCGCAGCACGGCGTCCCGAGTTCCAGCCGCCGGCACATAGTGCGCGATGCCCGCGAGCACGGCCCCCGCAAGGCCCTGCCAGCCCTCCGGCAGCAGCTTGAGCTGGGCATTCGCCCACGTGAGCACGGCGCCAGCGATGACGACGGCGAGGCCGGAGAGGGCTTGTTTTTGCTTTGGAGATAGGGTCATGGACGTTCCTTTCAGGTGACTACCTGCGCGGTCAGAAGCTTCACGGCGAGCAGCGCCGCCTGCGCGCGAATCGCGCCGGCCGGGAGTGAGTTCACGACCGCGGGTATTCCCAGGCCGGCCTCGATCGCAGCAGACACGTTGAGCGCTCCGGAGCTGTCGACCGCGTAATAGGTGCAACCGGGTACTTGCTGACCGGCGAGAACTCGCGTCGCCCAGTCAGCCGGAATCACCACGTGAATGCCGCCACCGGCATCACACCCACGAGTAGGTGCTTCGAGATTGTTGCACACGTCCGCGTCGAGCTGAACCGCACCAGCTATGCGTTTGGTCATGCGAGCACCCCCAAAGCTGTCACTGCCGCCCGAATCGCCGTCCAGTCCGAAACCCGCGGCGCGTGAACGAACGCAACGAACTCCACGTCAGCGCTAGCCCCAATTGACCCGAGTACCATGCCGGTACCTCCACCCACGTTCCCGAGGCTACCGGTTACCGGCGTCGTGCCGAGCTTGAGATAGTCAGAGGCGCTGTTGCCAGCGTTGATCTCTACAATGACCCAAGTGCCTAGAGCCGCGCCGCCGTTGACCGCACTCGATGATCCGCTGTTGGCGACCACTTGAGGCGACACACCGCTCTGCACTAATTGCGGCTGGAAAGCGCCTGCGGTGTACAGTATGAGGTTGCTGTTCGTCCAACTAACCTGCCTGAAAATAGCGAACATCGACCATGGCGTCGTGCCCGGCGCGGCGGGGATGTTCGTGGACGTGAGCAGTCGCCCAGTGGCGCCGTTGGTGGCTAAGCCTACTAACCCATTCCCGAGCCCCGGCGTGATTATTAGCTGAGCGGTCGCGCCTGCTTGCGAGAAATTCTTGCCGTTGCCGCTCTGGTCCGCGAGTGCGGCGCACGTAGCCTTCCAGGTGTCAGTAGTGACCAGCGTCCCCCCGCTAGGCGTAATCGAAAGCCCCGACGCGGCTCCGGTCAGCGCGATCGGAACTGTGGCTGCGACAGACACGCCAGACATCGCCGGAGTAACACCGAGGCCATCGTAGTAAATGTTACCGGTAGTACCTGTTCCGGTCAGCTTGATCCAAATCGGAACTGGTGCAGTAGCCAGCGTACCAGTCAGCGCCATTGTCGCTGTTGATGTGTTGCCGGCATTTGCCAGCAACGCGCCGCCGTAGGTGAGCCCACGGTTGGTCTGTACGGCCTGGTAGGCGCCGGGGAAAAGGGCGGCGAAATTGCCGCTGAACCTGTTTCCGACCGGGGCCCGACGGTTCCCGTGAACACTGCGACGAAGCTGCATCAGCTGTCCCGCACGGTGTTGTTGCCGGGCTTGCCGCTGTACTTCACCACTTCCAGTGAGGTCGGCGAACCGGTGCTTGCTCGGGCCAGAAAGATGGTCTCGCTCGGGCCGGCCGTCGGGCAAAGCACCTGTACGAGTTCGCCCGATGGCAGCAGCGCGCCGCGCTGCGGGCTCTGTCCACCCGTGGCGCTTGCGGCAACCGATGGGTCAATCGTGGCGCCCGAGTTCTTGGTGAAGAAGTAGCGGGAGTCCGCACCCACGCTGCGCAGCCCGAGAAACTCTCCGTACCAGCCCACAGGGATAGCATCAACGCGACCGCTGCCAGAACCGGCACCCGTTGCAACCGTGTACCCGGCGCAGTCGGTGTTGTTCGTCCCATCGCCGAAGGTGCCCTTTACGTCATTCGCTCTGTCCATCAGGTGTCCTGCTGTTGCGCGCTTGGTAAGCGCATGGGGTTGGTCAACTTGCTCGCGTCGATGTTGCTCTGCGGCTGCGGCGCGGGCTGCATCGGACGATCGGTTTGCTGTGTCTCGCCGGTCTTCTGCATGTCGGCGAAGGTCTGCTGAATCGATGCGAGCTTCTGCGGCTCTAGCGAGTCGTCGCCGATGAATCCGAACGCCGTCGAAAGGAAGATGGTCTTTTGGTAAGGGAGGCCCTCTTGACGCTCCGCCACCATGTCCGCGACCTTGCTTCGCAGGTCCTGAAACGTCTTCGGGTAGAACTGCTGGACGGCGCTGAGCGCATCGCGGTCGAGCTCTCCGCGTCCTAGGTCCGCAATCACGGCCCGCGGGTTCACGGCGCCACGAACGGTCGACAGGTAGGTGCGCATCGCGGTCGGCGGAACCATCGGCTTGACGGCGCGCGGGGTGAGCGAGCGCGTGGGCGAGTGCGCAGACTGCGGGATTGTCTGGGCCAGGTGCTGGTAGATTTCGAGCAGCTTGCGGCTCGCGGCGGCGCCCACGTCGGGGTATTGGTCACTCAGGTGCTCGACGGTATTGGAGACGTGCTGCCCAGCAATCTCAGGCGTTGCCAGTCGCTTCACCTGGTCGACGGTTTCGGTGAATTGCTTGGCCAGCGCCGGCACGGAGGCTGCGGGACGCGGCATGTCGCGCCCGCGGCCAGTTTCGACCGCGCGCGGAGAGGCTTCGAGCGCCGCAATCGAGCTCGCGGCTTCCGTCGTCTTGCCGGTGAGCGCACGTGCCGTTGACTCAAGCGTGCCGCCCATCTCGGATGCGTCACGAGCCAGCGCCGCAATCGTCGCATTACCTCGCGTGCGCATCAGGTTGTTCGCAAGCGCCGTGCCTGCGCCGTACACGAGGCCTCCGAGCGGATGACCGGAGACGGCAGAGGCTAAGAAAGCCGCTATTCCGGTTCCATGGTCACTCGGGCTCACGATGCGATTGCCGTGGTTGATGGTCTTTTTCGCAATCTCGCGAAGCGACAGCATCGAGTGGAGCTGGCGCGTCAGGTCCTTGTAAGCGGTCGGGTCTTCGCCCATTGCGCGCAGCGCGGTCTCAGCCTTGCCGTCGAGATATTCCTTCAGCTGCCGTTCCATGCGCTGCAGGTACTCGGCTGCCTTCGGCGGAGCTGGCGGCAGCCCGCCTGCGGAGCCCGCCTTCGGCTGGAACACGCTGCGCAATTTCTCCTGCCAGTCTTTGAGCTCCAGAAAGCCAGATTTCTCCGGGGCGGGGGCACCAGAAATCGGAAGCGGGCGCAGCTCTTTGCTAACTTCGTTGCCAGCCTCGTCGAAGGTGCGCACCTCGGCCAGGATTTCCGATGCACCTGCCTGCTTTGCAGCAAGCAGACGATGGCGTCCGTCGGTCAGGCTGGGCGGAGCACCGGGAGACACTTCCACGCGCACAGGCTTGAACCGCTGCGACGAGTTCATCGTCTTGCGTTCGCCGAGCGCAATCTGCTGCACTTCCTCGGGCGTTGCTCCGTCGTAGGCGCTGCTATGCACGCGCATGTCGCGCATTCCTTCGCGCGAGTACTCGAAGTTTTCGACGCCGCTTTCGAGCGCGTCTCGCGGCTGCTTCTCGAGCAGATACCCAAGCTGCTTGTCGACCGCGCGCGCCTTGCCGCGATCGGGCCCGTTCTTCAGCGCCTTGTACCAGTCCGAAGACTTCACCTGGTCGACGAATTCGCTCGCCCGCGGCGCAACGGTAGCAGCCTCCGGGTGAGCCTTCAGCGCGGCGTCAATCTCGCCCATGACTCCGGTGCGCTTTGCCCCGACCTCGTCTACGGCGCGGTTCAGCTTCTCGGCGATGTCATCGACCTTGTCGCCCTTCGCGATGAGCGGCTGCCCCGCGTATTCGCCTGTCTCGAGCTTGTATTTCAGCGCGTCCGCAGTTGCTTGCGGCGCGCGGGCTTCGAGCTTTCGCAGCTCAGCCTGGCCACCGATCGCGCGCCCCGCGTGCTCCTTCGCGACGGCTTCCAGCGAACTCTTCGATTTGATGAGCGCCGCGCTTCCCAGCTCGCCGGCAGCTCCCAGCCCTGTGCCGAGCACGCCGCCCAGCAGCGCGCCATGTCCGAGGCCAGATACGAAGTTTTCTACCGTCTGGTCATGGTCCTGCAGAGCCTGGTCGCTGATGGCGCCTTGCGCACCGTAGAGGCCGCCTTCGACGGCACCCTGTGCGCCGAGCTCGGCTGCGCGCTTGAGCACCTTGCCCGCGACACCCTTGCCGCCCAGTGATTCCAGGCCCCTGGCGACCCCGCGCTCGACGATGCTGCCGGCGCCGCTGATAGCCCGCGGCACAGCCCCGACGGCTCGTCCTGTGGCGCGCAGCGCGCTACCAAGGCCATCTGCCGCTTTGGCTGCGCCCGCCGCTTCCGCGAGAGCTCCACCCTCTGCCAGAGCGCCGGCACCCTCGGCCCCGAGCACCGCGCCCTCAGCGCCAGCGCTAGCGCCACCGGAGAGCAGCAGGGGAGCAATCGCGCCACCAATTTCGCCGGCCGCGCTTGAGATTGGGTTCTGCCGCTTCAGCGCGCCCAGCGCTTCGGCGCCGCCCAGCGCGCGCCCGACCACATCGGAGCCGCCAAAGGTCAGGGTTCGAGCCGCGCCGGCGGCCGCCGCCTTCGCCTCATTGCCGAAGCCCTTGCCGTACTGGCGCTTCTCGTTCAGCTCAGCAAGCTCGGTGGGGGCGACGACGCGAATGCCGGGGTGAGCCACGTCGCCCGGGTCGACCGTGATGAGTCGGTCGCGAGAGTCGCGCGCGAATACCTTCTGCCCCTTTGGGAAAAAGGCCTTCCCTGCGCGCGCAGCTGCGGCGTACTGCTCGGCGGGGATGGGCGTCCCGTCGGCAGTGTACGCTTGCGGCTGAACGAGCTCCGGCTCGGCCATTACTCGACCACCTCTTGAGCGGACTCAGGCAAATCGCTGTCGTCCGGCTCAGCGCTGCCAGCTGAGGAGGCGCCGCGGCCGAGCGTTTCCTTGTTGGCCTTGATTTGGTCCTGCATCTGGCGTTTGAGCTCGTCGAGCTTCGCGGCTGCGCCGGGCGAGCGGAAGAAGTGCTCGGGGTCGCCGACCATGCGCTCGATGTTCTGCTTCGTCGCTTCCTGGAAGGTCGCCACGCCCATCGCGTCGTGCGCTTCGAACACCAATCCGCCCAGCAGCGACTCAGCGCGTGCGCGGTCCTCATCGCCCCATGCGCGGGATGAAGCGCTGTCGGTCAGCTGCTTCAGCCGGTCAATCTTGCCGATCGCCTCGTTTGCGGATCGGACCACCTTCTGCGCAGCGGTCTTTTCCTTCGCGTTGCCGGCATAGCGAACCGAGCCATCCGGGAAGCGCACCGCGAGGGGGGAGTCCCCCGCGCCAGCGATTGGCTTGCCGTTCGCGTCAGTCCTACCATTGAGGTAGTCGGCGGTTTTCTTCGCCTCGGCCGCAGCCTTGAGCCCGCGCAAAAAGTTCCCGCCACCTCCCCCGCCGGTCACGCGCTGCTGGAGCGTATCCTCCACGGCCTTTTCGCCCGCGAGTTGGTACGCCTGAGCCTTGAGCTGCTGGCGCTGCAGGGCGCCTTGCTGCAGAGCCTCTTGCCCCTTGGCGTAGGCGTCCGCGTTACCGATTTGGTCGAGCTGATTGGCAAGCATCGCATCGCGCACCGCGTAGGCGCGTGCGCGCATGTCGTTCTCCGCCATCTCCGGAGTGCCGTAGAGAGCGAGCGCTTGGCCGTACTGGTTGTCGGCGCGCTTTGCTGAATCGCTCGCGCGCTCGTACTTCTCGCGCTCAGTCTGCATCCATTGGTCGATCGCCCGGTTTGCCATGTCGAGCCCGGGGTTTTCTCCGCCCCGCAAGCCCTGGACGTAGCCACCAAGCGCAATCGAAAGGCCCGTCATGACCTGCGAAGCGACGCCCTTTTCGCCCCAATACCGATGCAGGTCCGGCGGCGGCATCGTCGCCACTTCCTGCTCACGCTGGTCGCGGGTCTGCTGCAATTGCTGCAGTCGGTCGTTGACCGCCTGGCGCTGCAAGCGCTGGTCGATCACGTCGTCCATTTGCTGCGTGTATTGCGCGTCACGGCGCGCCAGCAGCTGTTCTCTCTGTGCGTGAATGTCGTCCAGGTCGGCGACTTGCTTCGCCTCGAATTCCTGCCCGCGGCGCTCGATGTCAGCGCTGAGCTCCTTTGGTACTTCGCCGTAGGTTGTGTATTTCTCCGTGCGCTTGCCGAGTGCGAGCCCGGACTTGACGGGACCGCCGCCTCCGCGCGTGGCTTCGCGAAACGCCAGCTCTTGTTCCGGCGTGAGCGTGAGCGCGCCATCGTTCGCGGGCTGCTCGCCGCCACCGCGAGGGGCCGAATGTGGAGCAAGGTCCGGGCCGGTTCCGCCACGCGACGCGCGTGGGAGGGGCACGTCGAACTTGGTCGGTATCGCCGACCCGGACTCATGTGAGACGGATGCCGGGGTCTGCAAGCGATCGATAAGCGACCGCGCGTCCTGCTGCTGCTGCTCCGCCACGCTCGGCACCCCGCGCCCGTAGTTCGCGCTGGGCATCCCAAACACGCCCGCCCCGTCTCCCAAATCTCGCGGATCGCCACCGCCCGGGCCAGCCACGGCAAGCGCAGGTGATGGCGGGCGCATCGCGTTCGCCGCAATCTCCGTGTGCCCCATGGCCCGAAGCTGCTCCGGCGACAGCGCCATCGGCATCACCGTACCGTCAGGCAGGTGCACATCAGCGAGACCATCAGCGCGAAGGGAGTAGGCCACTCAGAACGCCCCCGGGCGCGCGTAGAGCGATGGGTCATGCGCTGGCATTGGGCCGAGCCCAGAGCCCTGCAGGGCCGCTAGCTGGCGCTCGAGCTCTTCCGTCTTGCGCTGCTGCTCAGAGAGCGCCGCGGTGTTCACCATGGTGAGCCCCTCCGTGTCGACCACCTTGCCGTGCGGCGTATCGCGAACGGTTCCAGCAGCGGCAGAGTGCTCAAGGTCCTGAGCCATGGGGCCCACGTGGCGGCCGGGGGCGGCGCCGGGCGCGTGCGGGTCCTTGTATTCGTAGGAGTAGCCGCGCGCCGGCCGAAGGTCGACAGCGGGCGCCTGCTGCTGGCGCGCGTAGGCGTCGTCTAGCGCCGCGGTATCGGGCGGGGCAGGCGCAAAGGATGCCGTAGGCGGCGCGTCCGCGCTCAGCGCTGCCAGCTGAGTCTCCAGCTCACGAATGCGCGTCTTGCTGTGCACATCGCTCGATCGCTGCCCGCCGAGCCTGTTCAAGTCGTAGTTTGCGTCGCCGATGTAGCCTGTTTCGCCATCGCGAGTGCTGCCGGGGGATACCGGTGCGCCTGACGACGCTGCGTGCTGGATTGGCTGAATCGGCTGGCCCGCGAGGTAGGCCGCGATCGCCGGGTCGAACTGCGGCGCGTTGAATACGTCACCCCAAGCTGGTGGCGCAGCAGATGCCGCCGGCATGAACGGCGACGCCTGCGCACCAATCGAGCGAATAGGCGATGCCGTTGCGCTGTGTCCGAGCATCGACGTTGCTGCGCTGCTCATCGGGGTCGACGCTGGCGCGCGCGTAAGGTTGCCAAGGATTGAAGCGTTGGCGTCTGCCACGGAAAGCGGGGGAGCAGAGGCGCCCGTGAGCTTGCCCGGAGCCTGCTGCATGCGCGCCATCACGGCGGACTGCATCGCGCTTGGCCCAGGGCCAGCTCCAGGAACTCGGTTCAGCACGTCGGCGGGAGCGAACTGGCTCGCGCGGTAGCCCGAGTTCAGCGCGCCGAGCACCTGCGCATACGAAGGCGTTGCGTACGAGCCTTCGGGGATGCCGGGGTCAGCGGGCGCGGACATGCTCTTTCCGACGCCTTTCCAGAAGGGCTCAGCGGGCGGCGTCGCAGCCGCCGCGTTCTTCGTGTCGGTCGTCGGCGAAGTAAGAGTGATAGGGCGAATGTTCTTCTTCTGGTTCTCGTCGGACGAGCGATACTGGTCTTTGTTAAGCTGGCCGGCGGTATTGCTGCTGACCGTGATGCCCTGGTAAGGCGACGTTGAGCCGCTCGGGTTGTTGGCATTCACCGGCGCAGAATCGCCCGCGTTTGAGACAGCGTTCGCTGCCGCGCCGAAGCCGGCTGCCGCCATGTTCAGGTTGGCGGCATCGTGCGCGTTCGCGTTGTTCTGATTCGCGATATTAGTCGTCGTCGTCGAGCTGAGCCGCCCGGTGTCCGCGTTGGCTTGCGCTCCAAGCGCATTCGAGGCCTGGTTCGCGCCGAACTGGTAGGCGTTCTGCCCTTGCGCATTCGCCTGCATGCCGAGCTGTTGCTGCTGAGCGCCAAGCTGGCTGTAGATGCCGCTCGTCTGGTTGTTGATTTGCTGCTGCGACTGACCAAGTGCGGCGTTCTGCGCCTGAAGCCCTTCGTTGCCCGCTCGCACAGTCGTTGCCTGGTTGCCGGCCTGTCCAGCGAGCGCGCCCGCGCTGCCGTAAGCGTTCCCAGCGCCTTGGAGCGCCGCTAGCTGCATCTGGTTGTAGTTCTGCTGCTCCTGCAGGCGCGCTGCCGCCGCTTGCTGGTTCGTCGTCTGGTTAATCATGGCATTGTTGAACGCCGCTTGACCCATCGCCGCTTGTCCGCTGCCGAGCGAGCGCCCAGAGCGCGCCATTGCAAGCTGCTGGTTTATGGCGTCGCTCTGACCGAGACGCAGCTGCGCTTCGGCGACGCTTGGACCCATCGCTGCCGTACCCTTGTCGGTCAACAAATCGCCTGTGCTGTTCAGTCGACCGATCCCCGCGTTGGTTGCGCTGAGCGCCGCGAGCTGGCGCTGCTGGTCTGCCGGATTCGCGGCGATTTGCTGCGCGCCACGGAGCTGTGCGGCGTTCGCGATATCGAAGTTCGAGTTGGCGTTGCCGTAGAGCGCGGCCTCGCGCGCGTTCTGTGCTTGCTGCTGCTGTAACCCCTCAGAGTACTGCAATGCGGCGAGCTGATTGGTGAGCTCGTTGCCGCCGTATTGCACGGGTGGAGGGGCAGGAGCCGTATTGTCGTCGCCGCCGCCCAAAAGGCTAGTCAGCCCGCCTATCACCGCTCCGCCGGCCATGCCCCACGGCCCTAGCGGAGCTCCGGCCGCCGCTCCCATGCCAGCTCCGCCAAGTACTTTGCCAGCGTCAGCCATCAAACGATCCTGTCTGCGGGCTTGTTGAGCCGCGCGCCTTCTGGTGCACCATTTTCCAATGCCAAAGCGATCAGCGCAACGCCTTCTGTAGCGCTCGCTTCAGAAATCTGAACGCGAAGCGCGCTCAGTGAACGCTGCTCCGTCGAGCCGAGGTCAGTGAGTATCGTGCTGAGCTCTCCGACCACGGTATCGGGAGCGACGTTCGTGTAAACCCGAGTCGCCGTATGTGCGACACCGCGATCGGTGGTCTTGTCGACGGTCAGCGTGCACGCGCTGCGCAGCTCGAGCAGGGTTGATAGGCGCTGGACGCTACCTTGCTCGGTTGGGCCGAAGGGGCGCAGGTCTCCAGTGCGAACCTGCATCGTGATCGGTTGCGCAGCGTCGGCGAATGCGCCGTTCGTCACTTTGATAAAGGTCCCGTCGTTGATGTCCGACGTGAACATGGCGAGCTCGCCGCCATACCAAGAGCCAATCCCGTATTGAGCCGCAGGCGTGCCAAGCGCCCCAGAATCAGTAATAAGATCGACACTCCAGCACTTGTGCACGAGGTCATAGACAAGCTGCGCGCCCTGATTAGAAGCATTGACGCAGACCCAGCGCACGGTTTGCTCCGTCGCCTTTACCAGGGCTGCACAGCCGCAAATCACCGGGTACGTGGCGAGCGTATCCATCACAGAGTCCACCGCTTGTGGTGCGCCGAACCCGCGCGGCAGCAGGTACAGACCCCGTGATGTCTGGAAAAACACGCCGTCGTCACAAGCGAATACGCTGCGTGGCTCGATGCATCCAAGCGCAAATGGGAGTCGCGTGAGCCCGCCGAAGTCACCGATCCCCGCGTCGTCGGGCCCTTCGCCGCTGGCGATGTAAATGCCCTCCTGGGTGAACAGCACGAGCGAGTCGCACCAGGCAATCCCCGTGCACGCGCTCGGCAGAACGATCCGGAAGGCGTCGGAGTCCGCAAAAGATGGCGATTGGTCGCCAAGAATCAGCTTTGACGCGTGCACCACGTCGGGGCGAATCAGCCCTCCCACGTATAGCCGGCCACCGCCGACGCATGCGAAGCGTCCACCCGGCGGGAAGGTGTTGGCCAGCGTCTGCCCGACCTGGGTATACACTATCGGCTGAACCGCAGCCGTCGCGTCGCCGAGCCGGTCGACCACCGACACCGTTCCCGTCGCGGCGATCCCAGGGCCGCTGATGATTGCCACCAAATAGAACGTCTTGTCGTTGCTCAGCGTTCGATAGATTTCGATCGAATAGCTGGCTCGCTGAGTCGCTCCGAGCTGGGCAATCACTAGCGTGTTCTGTGTCTGCCCAGCGCCCATTGTCGCTTTGACCGGGTTCGCCGGGGCAGAAAGCTCAAAACGGCCGGCGCCATTATTCGACCGGAACACGACCGTGTAGTAGTAGTCCGACGAGGCGGTGAGCGAGCCGCCGGCTGCGGGCGTAATTGTGAGAATCGCCGGCTGATGGAGGAACCCCTCCTCGACGGCGCCCCGATCATCCACGCGGGTTAGCGTCCCCATCGGAACGAAGCTGCAGGTGTCGGCGAAGGCCGATTGCACCGATCGCCGCGAGGGCGAATCGCTGAAGTGCTTCAGCTGCAAGATCCGGAACTCGTGACCCGAGGCGACGCCAGCGCCGCTTTTAGAGATCTGCGACGGTAGGGGGATTGCGTAGGCCGCGCTCGTGCCGATTCTAGAGACGACGGGTAGTCCTTTGAGATCCACCGCCGCCGACGTGACCAGGATGTCTTGAGCCGAGAACTGGATCGGGCACGAGGCAGGAGAAATCCCGCTCGGGGCAGGGAGCCTCAATAACACCGCGTAGTACGGGCCGCCCGTCTCAACCTTTGCCCAGATGTAGCAGAGCGTGCCCACGCTAAACGGGACCGATAGCGGGTAAAGGCACGGCTGGATATTCACGCCCGACAGCACTGCTGTCGTCGACACGTCAACAAAAGAAAAGGTCCCCGGCGCCGCCCCTGCGATCGCTGAAGCGTAAACGGCGCGGGCGCTACCATTCGACAGCAGCGCCAGTAGCGGGCGCGACGTATCCGCCGCCGAAAGGGTCTGCGTGCCGACTAGCGCGCCGAGCCCAGTCGCGTACACGCGAACCTTGGAGGTCGTCGATGCTGTAATCGCGTAACCGACATAGATGGGTGTAGTCGTCGAGCCAACGATCGAAGACGACGTGATCGGGTTCGCCTCTGCGAACGTCGTCGTTGAGGATTGCGCCAGCGCCGCGCTCAAAAGCCCGAATGTCAGCGCGTTGCCACCGTAGGTCGTAACGAACAGGCAATTGGTGGAATTGTACGGGTACACGTCCCAGGAGAGCGTTCCGCCTCCAGTAACAATAATCTCGGCACCGAAGCCGGTCAGCGACGTGAGCACTCGGCCACGGATTGTCGTGTCTCCGGCGTTCAAATAGGTCAGCGCTAGGGTGGAGCCGATCAAGACCAGCCGCGGGTACAGGATGCCGCCTACTCCTAGCGCCGCCGCCCGGAAGTCCTGCATAAAAGCCAGGGTCTGGTTTGTGGCTTCGACCGCGGTTACCCGAATAATTTTGTCAGTAGCGAAGGACGGGTCTGTGTACGTGACCGCGGTCCACAGATACCCGAATGCGTAGCAGGAGGCGCAAGGCGTCGTGTCCTGTCCGGCGGGAGACCGAGTTGGGACTGGGAAAAAAGAGGTATCCGGCAGCCAGCCGCTCACCGCGCCAGCGACGCGCGGCATAAGCGTCGGATTGTCGATAGCGACAGCCGATATGAAGTCCGCTCCAGCCTGGTCGTACAGAGAGCATCCGTCGTCAGTGATGATGAACGACGACTCCAGCGCGCCACCGATACAGCGCGCCGCATTCCCGCTGGGCGTCGTTGCTCCTGGATAGGCGTAGCCGAAGCGCTTTCCGATGCGCCCATTCTTGCGCATGCGCGCATTCTGCATGTACGACAGCGCAGGCAGCTGAAGCACCGCGCGCTCGATGCCCTCGTTTTGGCCCTGCTCGAACACGGCCGCGGTGAGCTTGATCTTTGGATCTCCCATCAGGCCGCCCACCAGTTTGCGCCGTCGTAGTACAGCAAGAACAATCCAACCGTTCCGGCTCCGTAGAACTTGCTGGTCGCGTTGTTGACGAGCCTCGCGACGTTGTTAGCCATGCCAGACGGCTTGATTGTCAAGGTGTTCGCAGCCGCGCGCTTGAGCAACCACGCAAACCCGGGCTTACCGTCAGAGGGCGCGGACAAGACCAAGAGCACATTGCCCGTCGTGACATCGCACAGCGCAATCTGGCCGGTCGTGATGATCGACTTATCGACGCTGGTGTTTGGATTGACCCGCACCTGTGCCGGCTGGTCAATTTTCCCATCCGAAAGCGCCTGCGTCTCGGTGGCGACGTTCTGTTCGAAGCGTGACAGCTGCTGGCCGAGGCGAGACGCGTTATCGGTGATGAATTGCTTGATGAGCTCGAGCATCAAATCCACCGCCGGTCAGCAGCCCACTCGGGGAACTGGCGGTAAGCGTCGATGTCTACCACTTGCGGAGTCGCCCCCTGGGCGCGCTTGTCGGCCATCTCCTGCACGCGGTCGCGCTCGAGCTGGAAAAGCGCCATCAAGTCGCTTGCGTCGAGCTTCGCAATCACGCGCATCTCTACCGCAGCCTTCAGCGCGATGATTTTCTGCCAGCCGTTGACGGTCGTGAAAAAGTCGTTCGTCAGGTTGACCAGCGGCGTGAACGCCGGCACGTAACGCAGCGTTGCGCCGATGATAGTGGTCGGCACCGGCAGAAACTCAACCTGCGAAGTGGTCGTCGCGCCGGAAACGAGCGACTGCACGCCCTTGATTCGGTAGCCTTTCGGCGTGCGCCGCCCCCACGTCTGAAAGTTCATCAGGCGCATGCGCTCTGCCTGCTCGAACGGGGCGACGTATTCCCAGTCGTCAGCCGCCCAGGGCAGATGAATTGTCTGCTCCTGGTAGAAGTCGCTCGGCAGGTCGTAAACCGACGTGGCTGGGACGATGCTGATCGTCGCGTCCTTGACGTAGTACTCGTGCCCGCCGCTCGCCACGAGCAGGTCATAGAGCTCGCCGATCGCGCCGTTGATGAGCGTCGTGACCGAGCCTGAGCCCGCGTCGGGAATGAACGCATTCGCGCCGCCAGGGCGCTGGTCGGAGTAGAGCCGGGCGAGGTCAATCAGACCCTGGAGATTGATTTCACTCGCCACGGCTCACGCCTCTTTCAGGATTCGTCGGACTTGTATTTGCTCTGGCAGTTCAACACGAACGTCTCGAGCGCCTCGGAGGCGGCCGCCCAATCCTTGCGCGCGCCCGCCTCGTAGAAGTCGCGGGCGGCGACGGTGTTCGAGTCCTCGTCTCCCTCGTCGTCCATTCCTTCGCCTTCGGGCATGTCGCCCTTGCCGAGCCCCTTGGGGAGCAAGGCAAGGAGCTCTTCACCGCCCTTGTCCGCCATCAGACGGTCCCCGAGTCACACACGATGACAGTGCCGCTGATGAAGTTCTGCGCGCCGGCAGCGGGCGGGTCCTGAACCGCGTTCGAGTTGTCCACGATGAGGATATCAACCGTCGCCGGAGTCGACGTGCCGAAGTTGGCAATCGGCCCCGGCTGCGCCCAGCGCTGCACGCCAGTGCCCGCGACGTTGAGTTCGCAGGAAGTGCCGCAGTGAATCTTCCAGGCGTGAGTCAGCGTGAGCCGGAAGATCCCCTGGCTCACCCGCACGCAGCTTGCAATGAACAAGTTTTGCGGGTTGCCGGGGCTCGTGGGCGGGTTCGCCGCGTCGACGAAGAACTTGAACTCGATGTAACGGACGCCGGGGGTGTTCTCGGCGCCATGGTACATGCCGACGTCGGCCATTAGTTCCCCGTGAATTCACCGCGACGAAAGCGGACGTTGATGATCGAAACCGGCACGACCACACCGGCTCCAGATTTCGCGATGTTCAGCCACAAGCCGCCGCCGGCCGGAATCGCCGCACCCGCCGAGGTCAGCAAGGTGAACGACTTCGACTGATTCTGGCTGATGTTGCCCGAGTCAGTGATCGCCGTGGTGATGCTCAGTCCGGTCGCCGTCGCGCCGCCCACGCCGTCGTTGCTCTTCAGCGCGATGGTGGCGAAGTTGGTGTTGTCGGCCGTGATGCCGGCACCGGTGCAAGTCAGCCGAGCGCTGACCATGTACACGGTGAAGTCGTAGGGGTTCGTCCACAGCAGCGTGTCCGCCGTTGCGGTCGAAGCCATGCCGTCCGCCGCGAGCTTGTCGAAACGCTCGTGGAAGTCCACGAGCTGAGCAACCGTAGGGCCGCCGCCGTATGGCGACGCCTGCGCGCCAACCATGGATTTTTGGAGATCGCCAATGTTTGACATCTGGTTATTTCCTCAGGCTCAGAAGGTTGCGATCACGCAATCCGCAGGGGTGTCGTTCTCGTTGTTGAAGTACGCGCCCAAGCGGTACTGGTAGTCGTCGCCGTTGGGGTTCCGCATAAACATCTTCAGACCGTCGAAGTTCAGCAGCATCGGCACGTCGCCTGCGCTGCGGCGCGTCCACGACGTCGGGCGGAGCAGCCAGCAATTGCCGCGCTGCACATCGGTCTCATCGTGACAACGGATCGAACCGTTGCCCGTCAGGAGCTCGATGGCCTTGTAACCGACCTTCGGAGAATCGGTCGCGACGTCGATCACCTTGTAGGTGCTCTGGTCCTTGAAGATGTCGCGCATGTCGAGCGGGTTCAGGTACGCATCCGTGACGTTGATGTTTGCGTCCCGCGCTTCCGCGCCGGCATCAATCAGCGTCTGCGCCTTCGGACCCGAGCTGCCCACCCGGAAGCCGGACAGGTAATTCACGTCGCCAGCCGTGCCTCGGTTGACGCCGAGGAAGGAATCACCGCCACCCGGCTGGGTGATGGGATTCCAGCCGAGTACGCCAATGGGAACCAAGTTCTGGTCACCCTCGCGGATGATAATGTCGGAGGCCGCAGCCGCCGCAATCTGGTTCCAGTTGCCGCTCGAAAGCGTCAACGTGGCGTTGTTCGAGCCGTCGTTTCGCACGACCGAGCCGATTTCAACCGAGCGCCCGCTGTCCCGAAGGATGCCGGTTGCCGGGTTGATGAGCTGCACCTTCATGCCCTTGAAGAAGCCAGAGACCTGGGACTTCGCCGAAAGGGTGATGGTGCCGGTTGCGACGTTCGACCCGCTCGAGATGATGCCGCGCTGCCCGGAGCCATCCGACCAGAGCGAGCGAGACTCGGCGCGCGCGAACGAGTATCGCGAGCGATCCATCTGATGCTTCAAGAGCTCGACGATTGCGCCTTTGCCCTTTTTGCCCGAGACGAACGCCTCACCCGTGATGCTGCCGACTTCGTACAGGCGGCGGCGCCCGAGCGAGAAGCGAACCTCTTGGGTTGCGCCGATGTTGCCGATTGCGGCCGAGATAGTCGCCGAGCCGCCCGCGCCAGGCGCGATGCTCACGACTACATACTTCGTGCCTTCACCGGTAAACTCGGTGTCTTTGCCCATCTGCCCGATGAGCTTGGATGCCATGTACCCAGGGATCGAAATCTCGTCCGGGTAGAGAACTTTGAGTAAATTGGTGCTGGTTGCGACTGATTGGGGACCGGCCATAGCCTCACTCCGCGTGGTGAGACGCGGAGCAAACGCTGAGGATTATTCCTCGCCGTCTAGGAGCAGTCCTCCAAGGCCAATGTCTCGAAAGAAGCTCGCAGGTGTTTGCCGCGCGATCTCGGCGACCCGCTCCTGCTCAGTCATCGGGCGGCGCGTGCCACCGGTCAGCTCTGAGAGGGCTGCGGGAATCGTTGCTCGGGGTGGCGGGCTCGGCGCCTGTTTCGCGGCTTCGGTTCGAGCTGTCGCGGGCTCGCCCAGCGCGGGGCTGGCAGTTCGTCTTTCGTCCGTCGCTTGAGCGTTGCTGGCGTGGACCGGCTGGAACAACTCCGATTGCACCTTGAGGCGCGATTCGAGGATACCGAACGCGCGCGCGTTGTCAAGTGGAGCACGATGCTGATTGTAGTAGTCGACCTTGATGGCGTTCAGGTGCTCTTTGATTTCGTTGCGCGTGCGCTGGTCGTCGGCGAGCCGAGCAACAAGCGGGAAGTGCTCAGCCGCCTCCGGCGACGCCGCGATGCTCACCATCTGCTCCTTCAGATTCTCGATGGTCTGCGCGCGCTCGCGGGTCGGCCCCTGCTCGGCGAGCTGCTGCAACTGCTGTCGCATTTCCCCGAGCTGAGCCATGATTTCAGGCGGGACAGCGGACTTTTGCACCTTGCCGCCGGCCACCGCCTGCGAAATCTCAGTCCAAAAATCGAGTGGATCTTTGCGCGAGAGGTGCCCGAGGGTCTCGAGCACCGTCTTCGGGTCGCCACTGTTGAGCCCACGCTCGATGGCGCTGAGCATTGTGCCGCGCGCTTCGACCTGCTCCTTCAGCTCGAGCGTCTTACCCTTCGTTTTTTCGAAGCGCTCCTCTTTTGCCGTAGCTCGAGCAACGGCCGCGTTCGCTTTTCGCGTCGCCTCCCGCGCAGCGTCACGCGCCGCAAGCAAGCGATCTCGAATCTCTTTGGCGCGTTGCGGCGTGAGCGGCTTCGACTCATCGTCCAAATCAGCAAGGTCGTCTTCGGGCTGGAACTTGCCCTTTTCGTCGCGCGCTTTCGTTGCCGCCGCTTCGGCTTTCGCGATTTCGCCAGGGCCTTCACTCGGCTCATCGTCGAACAGCCCCAAGCTCGACACGAACTCGTCCAGAGCGGCGCTCGGCGCGACATCCGCGGTCGTTCCGGTCGGGGTGGTTACTGCTGCTACCTGGTCTGACATGGTTCCTCACTGCATTGGGGCAGCGGGGGCTGCCATTGGCATCGGTTGGGGCTGCATCGGCGCCATGGGCGTCGGAGGCGGCGCATTCGGGGCCGCAAGCCCGGGGTTCGCGTTCTGTTGCGTGATTTGGGCGGCTGAAGCCTTGGCTGCAGCGTCGGCTTGCGCGCGAAGGGCGGCCGCAACGTCGATGTCCTTCTCGAACTTGATGAGCCGCTCGATTTTCTCAGCCGATTCGCCATCTGCTTCGAGCCGATTGAGCCGGCGCACGGTCAAGCGCTTGGCCAAGTCGAGGTCCATGTACGGGGTCGGCATCATCTCAGCCGTGTACTCAGTGTTTTTGCACAGGGCGTCCAACCGGCGCTCGATATTGCGCTCGGGAGCGAGCGTGTCGCCCAGCAACGCCTCAGCGTCGGGATTGTCCATGTTGGAAAGCGCTTGCTCTTTGGTCAGCAGGCCCTCTTTCATCCACTCGATGGTCTGTTCCGCGCGTGCCGCGGGGTCGGTCGCGAACAAGTTGGTCGGCTTGCACTTGAGCTTGTACTCATCGGCCTTGAGGTCGATGGTTTTCAGCTGCATCCGGCGCAAGTCCTTGTCGTTGCCGAGCACCACTTCGTAATTTTCGTTGCGCTCGGCGAGCGTGCGCCCGCAACGCATGATGTTTTTCGCCGAATCGGTGTGAAAGCGCTCCCAGCTGCGGAACTCCAGCGTGTGCCGGGCGTTCTCCCGGTCCTGCAAGTGGCGCATCGGGGGCGCACTCGTCACCCCTTGGGGTCGCGCGGCCTGCATGCTCAGGTCGCTGAGGCCAACCTGGTCGCGTCCGTCCGCGCGCAGCTGCGCATTGCGCTGAAAAAGCTCCGGAGGGACGCCGGGGCTCTGCAGGTACTGCATTGCTTGGCCCGGCGGGACCTTGCTTTCGAGGATGTTGGCCAGCTCGTTCGTGATCCGCGCGGGCATGATGCCGGCGTTCTTCCACGTGACGAGCATTGGGCGCGCGTGGCGGTCGATGATTCGGTCAATGCGCTCATCCCACCGGTTCATGGTGAGCTGCACAGGGGCGAGAATCTCCGGCAGCCCACGCGACCAGAATTGCCCGGGCACCAGGTAAGGGCGGAACCACGATTGCGGGAAGAAGTCGTAAGGCCATGGCGACTCCGTGAGCACGAAGCCGTCTTCCAGCGTGCAGATGTGGCGCCCATCGTGATTGGGAGCGACCGCGCGGCCGTCCTTTTCGCCTTTGCCCCACGCGCGCGGGTCGCTCAGGTCAACGCGGCCGCTCGGCAAGTGCCAGCCCTTGCAGACCACAATCATGTCGCTGATGGTGCCGTCGCGGTAGGTGTCGTGGTCGGCATCCTCAGCCTTCACCGGCGCCTGGTCCTTGATGCGCTGAATCACCTCGCGCGGCGCGTTGTCGTAGTAGGCGAGCAGCTCGCCGCGGTCGACGGTATTGCGGCAGAAGTGTTGGCGCGGGCGACGCGAACGGGCTTCACGCTTGGGGACGAAGTGCTCCCAGGGCTCGCACTTGGTGGCGATGATTCGTTCGTTCGCCTCGTCGGCAAACCATTCGACGCCGCCGCCCTCGAACAGCATGCCGTAGGTGCAAATCTCCACGCCTAGGTCGCCGTAAATCTCGCACTCGTCGAACTGTCCCTCGACGAAGTCCTGCATGTTCTCGGCGCGCTCGCGCAGCTCCGAGTCCCCACGCTTGGTGACGAACAGCGGGCGGACCCGGTTCTGTACCAGCTGATTGATGAGCGTGTTCGCTGTGGCCTGAATCAGGTTGTAGGCGGCTGCATCTTGCAGAATCGAGTCGATGACGGTCAGGATTGAAGCCGCGCCGCTGAGCGAATACTTCATCGAGCCCGCGTAGAGCGCGAGCGCCAGGTTTGCGATCTCGCGCCGCTGCCGCCCCTCCTGCTCCCAGTAGGTGCTGACGATGGTCGAGATTGCGGTGCCCGCGTCCTCGGTGTCCTTGCGGAACCATGCGCCGTCGTAGGCCATCAGGTCTTCACTCCAAGTTGCGAAAGTCCGTGCCGCTCGCACAGGTGCGGCGCGAAGTGGAACCCTGCGCGCTCCTGGCAGCCGCCAACCGAGCAAGTGCCAGCCGGCTTTTCTTCAGCTTCGGGCTCAAAATCCAGCGCTGGGGCAGGGACGGTATCGGGATGCGCCGGCTCGAGTTCGACTTCGGAGAAGCCGTGTATCTCCGCCTGCGGCTCACTCAACACTAGGCGACGCACACCCGCAGCGCGCATCTCGGCAGCCAATGAGAGCCAGTTCACGACGGCACCGATTCGACGAGGGCCTTCAAGATGCCGTCAATCATTCGCCGCCCGATGGCTTCGCCGAACTTCTCCGGCGTCTCGCCATCGCGCATGAACCGAATCACGTCCTCGTAGTGATAGTCTACGTAACCCTCGCGGGTCGACTCGCCGCGCTTGGTCCAGTAGAACCGGAAGCCTCGGCCCATGTGCTCAGGGTCGACTCGAGGCACCCGGAAGCCGATGCCAGCCGCGCGCCGGTCGAGCTCGAAGCGAACCTTCTCGGCGAAGCTTCGGAACAGATGCTCTTCATCGCGGCTGAGCTCGCGGCCCTCAAACACCTCGTTGCGCTCGGGGATGAGGTCCATTTCGCGCTCGAGCGCTTCCAGCACGCCGTCGACGTACGGGTCAGCGACCACGCCGGGGGTAGCGCCGATTTCTTTGGGCTCAGTGAGCGCCTCGGTTGATTCAGCCAATGGGCACCTCGTCGAAAGTCGTCACATCTCCTGCGCGAATCACCCCGCGCGGGCAGCCTGGTTGCAGGTCGAGAAACCCGCCTGCCTTGAAATCGGTCGCCACCGTGCCGTGGAAGTCGACACGCAGCGCGCGCACCGTTGTCTCACCGCGACGCACCACCCACACGCGATCGTCAACCGCGGTGCGGTCGTACCAGACCACAGCGGGCTCCGGACCCGGGACGATGGTGTCCGCGCGTTTCACTTCTTCGGCTGCTCTTTCACGGCGCACGGCTCGCTCACTAGCGCCCACGGAATCAGCACCACAGCCGGCTCATCGCGGTCGATGGCCACCGTGCAGTTGGGCAAGCGCGTGACCACCACGCCAAGCGCCTGCGCGTCGATGTCATAGCCCTTGCTAGCCTCGTACATCACCCGCGGTGGTTTCTCGAAATAGCGCACGGGGTTCGAGACAGATACCTTGTCGAGCTTCATCCGATCATCCTGTCGAGTGCGTTGTTGAATGGGCTGCGCCCGGTCTGCGCGAGCATCTCAATCGCGAGGCGCTCATCGTCGGTCATGGTCGGCAATTCGTTCGCGACTGCCGCGCCCGGTAGCGCCTGCATGGCGAGCAGCAGCGCCGCCGCGTAGTCGCAATGGCGACCGTCACCCGTCTTCGGAAACACAATCTGACTACCGCCTTGCTGCCGCGGTCGCTTCTTCAGCGCAATCAGGTCGGCGCGCATCTGCCGATTGGCAGGCAGCGAAAGCTGGCGCTTGCCGAACAGGGTCTCGAGGCGCTTGCCGTCGGCCGTGTCGTCGCGCGTCAACATCGTGAACAAGAGCCCCGTGTTCGCGAGCTCGGCGATGTTTTGCAGTAGGTCGAAACCCCACTGGTCGGTGTAGACCTCGAACAGCTCGTAAGGCAGCAGGTCCTCCGCCATCTCGGCGAGCACGTCAGAAGCCCGCAACGGCGACTGCCGCGAGCCCACCCATTCGCGGGCGAGCACGACTTGCCACAGCTCCCCGGGAGCCATCGTGAGCACGAGCAGGGTCCAGCCGTTGCCGCGCGTTGCTGGGTCCATGACCGCCGCGTACTGCTGGCCGTACACGAACGGGATGTAGGCGTCGTTCGCGCGCTGGCAGGCGGCCACGTCGAGCGCGCTCAGCATCGCGTCTTCGGGCTGAGCGAAGCGCGACATCACGTCGCACTCGTAGGTCATGTCGTTGTCTTGCCGGATGCGCTCGCAGTACTCAGGCGTGTACAGCGCTGGCCGGAGCTGCGGCCCCGAGGCGATCATCACCACGCAGTCCTCACCCGGCTTGCCGAAGCGGTCCTGCACTAGGTCGAACACCGGCCCCCGCGGCGCCCACAGTGAGCCGACGAGGAATATCTGTGCGCCGGGGCGCATGCGCGCTTGGATGGCGGTGAGCGCGTGCGAGAGGTTGATAACGCCGTCCTCCTCGCCAATCATGCGCGGGGCCTCATCGAAGATGGCCGCGAGCAACCAGCGCGAAATCAGCGCCTGCCCTGCGCGGCTGCCGGCAGTGACCTTGATTTCAACCACCCACCCCGAGCGGTTCCGAATGCGGATGCTGTCTGTCGTCGGCTTGCCCACGAGCAGCTTCGACAGGTGCGGGCTCTGCGTGACGGCACCCACGAGCTTGGAAAAGGTCTCGTTGGCTTGGTCGATGCGCACGCTCACGATGGGCACGCGCGGCACCTCGCCCGGCTTCAGCCCCGAGCAGTCACCGGTGTACGCGGCGACGAGACCAGCGGCAGCGACGATGGTCGACTTGGCGCAACGCACAGCAGCCCCGAGGCATACCTTGCGAGGCTTGGTTCGAGGCAGCGCGGCGAGCGCTTGCGGCCCGCCCACCATCTCGGCCACGACGGGATTGTTCGCGAGGTCGCCCAGCGGTTCGCCGCCGATGATTCGGCAGACGGCGCGCTGCGCATCCGAGGCGGTATCGAGCCCGAACCCATCCTGATGCGTGAGCAGCGCCTCGAGGTTCACGACGCCTCTTTGGCCGGCGCAGCGAACACCGCCGGATCGAAAGGCGCACCCTTCGGCCTCTGACCCATCTTCACGCCGAGGATGTCAGACGCGATCTCGACCACCTTGCAGGCCGAGTGCGAGTCCGGGTCGACAATGACCCTCTGGTCTTTGCCGATGGTTCGCTCGCGGTTCAGCGCGCGATCGTAAATCTCGTCGAGCCGCGCAAGCATCTCGCGCTTCAGCTCTTCGTCGTCTTCCACCGTAGACAGCTCAGCCAGCGGGCGAAACGCTGGCAACGCTACGGTGCCATTAGCTTTCAGGCGGGTGATAACAGCGGTGGGCTTCGCGGGCCCAGGCGTCTGCTTCGGCATGGTCGAGCATTTTGGCCATGAGGCTGAAATGCTGACAAACCTGTGGAGAGTGAATAATCAGGTCAGTGGCAGCACCACCGCGCCGGCTCGCCCTTCCTGCTCGCCATTCTCGAGCAGCTGCCGTCGTCCGGAACCGGCAGCGCGTCGGACACATACCCGACCTGATCGCCAGACTCGCACATCTCGCGCGGGGGCGGGGGCTCCATCGCTGGCGCGGGGCCTGCGTCTACGCTCACGGTTGGCTCTTCAGCGATGCCGCCGCACCCGACGAGCAGCAGCAGGGCGAGGGGAGCAGCCTTCGTCAGGAGACGGCGTGCCCACTCCGACCACGTGAGCCCCGAGGCAGCGACCGCCCGGTCAACCGCCGCCCAAACTTCAGCCGGCGC